CAAGAGAAGACACAGATGACAGCATATAAAAGAATAAGAATTGGAAAACTATTGTTTTGGATGGCGTATTGGTCGTTGATGTTGACAGTTGGATTCATCTTGCTGTCGAACCTGTTTGGCTGTTCAGCAGTTGAAGCCATTGGCAAAGACACAAGCAACATCCAATCACTTGCACAATCAAGTGAATCAAGGTTCGTTGCAATCGAAGGATTGACAGACGACAAACAAATTGAGGAACATGCCCAACAAGGGATTGTTGAACAGCAGGACATTCAAGACTTGTCCGCGCATATTGTGGCGCGACTCCCACAAGTTGAAGACCGAAGTCCTGCTTGGCTTGAGGGAATACGGTGGCTTGCGATTGCAGGAATTGCGATTGCGACCTTCTTGATACTTTGGCAAACAGGCATTGGAAGTCTTGTTCGCAAGGTGCTGTATTCATTTTCGTTGTTCATTCCATCTTCAAAAAAGCGGGAAGTGGAAATGGACATGAAGGTTGCAGATTCAAACGACCACATGACACATCGCGAGATGGTGGCATTCAAGCGTTCTGATCCTGCATATGAATCCGCTTACAAACAGTATTGGAAAGGCAAAGACAAATGATGGAATTGATTCAAGGGCTTTTTGACTCGGTGTGGGCTTTATGCGTTGGCGTTGTATTCGGTGTACTCATTGACAGACTTGGTGTTGTTGATTGGTTCATGCACAAAATCTTGAGGAAGTAAAATGCCATCACTCGGACTAATCCACACCACCAGAGATTCAGTATCATCAACCACTTCAACTTCGTTTGTTGAGGTCAATGAATCTTCAGCGTTGACAAGTGGGAAGACCTACTATGTCGTATGTCATGCACTGATTGAAGGAAGCAATTCAAATCAAATCTTTGAATGGCAATTGGTAGATCGCACGAACAGCGACACAACACTGACAGGTTCGCACATGATTCTTGAACCTGCGCAGGGAACAGTCACGCAGTCATACTATTTTGTAGGTAAGTTCACTGCGGGTTCTGGTGGTGGTGGATTGGCGTTTGAACAGAAAGCCGCGAGTGGCTATACAGCCAAGACAAGATATTTGTCAATGATGTTGATGGAGTTGTCAGAACTTCAATCGTCTGACTACTTCTTCAGCACTGACACATCATCAACAGCACTCACCACAACATTCCAAGACTTTGCAGTCGCAAGACCAACGACAACCGCAAGCGACAAATGGCTTGTGTTTGCGTTCATTGATGTTGATGTCAACAATGTTTCACACAATGTTGAAATGCGACTTCACTATGAATCGAATGTTGGCGGTACGATAAGTAGCAAGCCACTCATTTCGTTTGAAGGTGAAGACACGACTGAACAAAACTTGTGGGCATTCTGTCGTGGATACGCTATGTCAGGAACAAGCGAAGTGTTTACAGTTCAAGCAAGAATTGACAACGCATCTGGTGGTGGTGCGCACAGGAACTCAACCGTCTTTGGATTGCGGCTTGACGCTTTTGAAGATTCCTACTTTGAATACACAGAAGCAGAAAACGACACGACATCGACAGGTTGGGTTGAACTCGATTCCAAAGCGTTCACGCCAACATCATCAGGCGATGTGCTTGTCTTTGCAACAGCAATCTTTGAAGGCGAATCAACAACACGCAAGTCATATGGTCGTGTTCAAGTTGACGGAACAACATCGCCAAACTCGCAACCAGATTCATATCGTGCAGTGAACAGTCATGATTCTTCGTCATTGCTTCCATTGTTCTATGTCACGAAGTACACAGGTTCAGCAGGTGTAGCCGACACAATTGATTGGGATGTCAAGAAGGAAGCGTCCGCAGAATATGGATGGCAAGAATACACGCTTGCAATCTTCAGTGCCGAGATACCAGAAACAGCACCGATCAACTATCAAGCAATAGCAAGCGACACGCACACATCAGGTGATGTTGCGTCATCGACATACAATAGTGGTGACAGAGCCGCAGAGGTGAATCCAACATGAGCAACACTCCAACAAGAGCGACAATATACGAAGACACAGGAATCACTTGCATGGCAAGGATTCAAGGTGACGATGCGGTCAACATTACACAAGCGGCCACAAGTGCAATCACCGTTGCTGTATTCAAGAACGCAAACACGACCGCAACATATACGGCTTCACTCACTGTCGCTGATGTTGTGTTCAATGCACTTCAAACCGATGCAAGGTGGTCGAAGGATTCAACAGGGTACAACTTCAGATATGCGGTCATCGCTTCTGTCTTTGATGATGGCGATGCGACATACACTGTCGAGTTCAAGTTCACACCGGCAAGCGGTTCACAATACTTTGTCATTTATGAGATTGACACAGTGGAAGTATTCACATCATGATCAAATCAATAAGCCATGTATGCAAACGCAACGCCAATTTTGGTTTGATCGTGATTGCTTTCACATATTCACGAATGATGGTCATCTATGGAAATGACATCCTCAATATATTAGGGAACTTTGGATGCACATACGCTTGACATGCGACATCACACAAGAACAGATTGATTGCGGCTATGACCTGACATTGCTGACATTGCATTCAAGGTTCGTTGATTGGTTGATGACTTTGGATTTGCCAATTGTCAACTTCTCAATCGGTTGGCATACTATGGAAGACAATCAACCGCACATGATTATCACAGCCGACTTGTTGAAAGATTCAGAAGTCAAGATTGACGAAGAGTTCTTTGACGAACTGCATCTTGGCGGGAAGGATGAAGACGATGTCTGACTTTGATGAACGAGGAAAGTTTGCGAAAGGAAACAAGCATTCGTTTGCTAATCGACCACAAGCCATCAACAAGAAAGGTCGTCCTAAAGGTCGTTCAATTCAAGACCACCTTCGCAAGATACTTGAAGATGAAGTCACAGGCGAGCAACTGTGTGATGCACTTGTCAAGGTTGCAATTGACCATGCGTTGAAAGGCGACTTCCGCTTTTGGCATGAAATCATCGAACGCATTGATGGCAAAGTTCCGAACCGAATTGCAGATGCAGAAGGTTCATCACTGACATTTGTTCTGAGCGAAGCAGTACAATCAATGAACAATGGACAGACAAGGAATTGATTGGCGACCTTCTGTGTTAATAGTTATTAGCCGAAGATGATAGTGTTTGACGAACACAGAAGGTTGCTTTTCTTTCAGTACAATCAATGAACAATGGACAGACACGAAACTGACAACACGCACCGACTTGAAGTTCTTCCACAACAATTGCGATTCTTGACATCTGATGCAAGGGAAGTTCTTTACAGCGGTGCGTTCGGTGCGGGAAAGACTCGTGCGATCTGCTTGCGTTGTGCCATGCGAGCATCTGTTCAAGGTGCAAGAGAGGGATTGTGTCGCAAGACTGTCGTTGCCCTTAAACGCTCGACACTCAAAACGCTACTTGAACCAGATGGACTGCTTCCACCAATACTTCCACAGGGTTCGTATGAATACAAAAAGATAGACGGTGAAATCAAGATTCATGGTGGCGGCTCAATCATGCTCTTTGGGATGGAAGATTCAGCACGCATCGCTTCAATGAACTTGAGTGGCGTTGCAGTTGACGAAGCCGTTGAACTGACTGAACAGGATTGGAACATGCTTCGTGGTCGCATTCGATTGCAGTTGCCAAAGATGAGGAATCAAATATATGGTGCGTGCAATCCATCGACACCACAACACTTCCTTGCAAAGCGGTTCGGGCTTGCAGGTGGTCATGAGCCACAACCGAACTGTGAAGCCATAACAACGACAAGCCGCGACAATTGGTTCTTGCCAAAAGACTATGTTGAAGACTTGGAAACCATGACAGGCGTTGCACGCAAGCGATATGTTGAAGGCATCTGGTGCGGTTCTGATGGATTGGTGTACGATCAATGGGATGAAGCGAAGTTCGTTGTTGATGAAGTGCCAGATTCGTTTGACCGCATGTTGGTTGGCATGGACGAGGGATACAACAATCCTGCTGTCCTGTTGTTGATTGGCATCAAGGATGACACAATGTATGTCATTGATGAATGGTATGAACGACACAAGTTGGAAGAACAGGTGATTGCAGAAGCCAAGCGGTTGCGTGGATTGCATCCAATTGAATGCTTTGTCATTGACCCTTCAGCCGCCAAACTTCGTGCGGCTATGCGTCATTATGGGCTTGATGCTGTTCCTGCTGACAATGCTGTGTTCAGTGGAATCCAAACAGTTTCAGCAAGATTGGCGAATGACCCATCAGGAAAACCAAGACTTCAAGTTCATCAACGCTGTTCAAACTTGCTTCGGGAGTTTGGTTCATATGAATGGATGAGCAAGCAAGATGGCTCAATGAAAGACCAACCAAAGAAAGAACACGACCACGCACTTGATGCACTTCGTTATGCTGTTGTATACACAGACGGCATTCGCAAAGCACCTGCGATTCGTGCTTTGGATGTAGAGGTTGCAGAAAATTATGACCCGACCTTTGACGAAAGGTTGTGGACGGAGATTTGAAACATGCTTGACAAGTTCCTGAACAAAGGAAACAAGGAAGAAGAAACAAACACAAAGGCAACCGATCGTCTTGGATACATGCACGGAAGCATTCCTGCATGGCAAACGCCAAGCATGTCTGCACAACGCAGTCGTGCTTTCTCATCTTTGATGGAACGCTTTGATGGTTGGATTTATGCGGCTTGCATGGTCAACGCTCGTGGCGTAGCCGCACAGACCTTGAAGTTGTATGCGAAGCAACCGAAGACAGGTGCGAAGTCATTGTTGCCAACCGAGAAGGTCACATCCCAAAAGCAAGCATTCCTTCAAGGCAAACTTGAAAGCAAGCCATCAACATTCGTCCAACGCAAGGCAATGCAAGGTGAAGTGGTCGAGGTCTTTGACCATCCGATTCTTGAACTGCTTGACAATCCATCACCTGAAATGGACGGCTACACGCTGACCATTCAACGCATATTGAATCTGCAATTGACAGGCAACGCATATCTGCATCCAATCATCAGCGAATCACTTGGCGTTCCTGTTGAACTTTGGAACATGCAAAGCGATTTAGTCACAATCATCCCTGATGGCGAATTGGATTTGGTTGATTCATACGCATACGGTCGCCATCCTAATGTCACCGAGTTCAGACGAGATGAAGTGTTGCATGAAAAGCAACCGAATCCATCCGACCCTTTCTATGGTCGAGGTTGGGTGTCTGCGGCTCTTGGTGCGGCTGACCTTCTTGAATCAATGGACGACTATGAACAGAATGTCCTTGACAATCAGGCCAGACCAGATTGGGCGGTCATGGTGAATGAGCATTTGACCGATGCACAGTATCAACGCTTGATGCAACAGATTGAACGACAACTCGGTGGAAGTAGCAATCGAAGTCGTCCATTCATCTTTGAAGGTGGCACAGATGGCAAGCCAATGTCATTCAGTCCACAAGATTTGGCGTTTGCTAGTGGCGAAGCACGAAAGATTGAAGTCATAGCCGCGATCAGTGGCGTTCCTGTTTCAAAGTTGAAAGCCAATGACCCGAATCTTGCAAACGCTCGTGAAGGCAACATGGGTTGGTTGCGTGACACCATTGTTCCATATCTTAAACTAGATGAACAGTTCTTGAACAGGAACTTGCTTCCGATGTTTGGCGAATACGCTTCAAACCTGTTCTTGTGTTATGACGACCCTGTGACGCAAGACAGACAAGCACAAGCAAGCATTGATTCAATTGACGCATCCGCAGGAATTAGAACACGCAATGAAATCCGTTCTGATCGTGGACTTGAACCTGTTGAGGGTGGCGATGAATTGCTTGTTCCCGCAGGAACAGTTCCGATTGATGTTGCGGTCGAGCAAGCACGCAATCCACAGCCACAACCAATGCCATTCGGTGCGTTTGCGACTGAGCCAACTGATGTCAAAGCGGAAGGCGATTGCCCTGAAGGTTCGCATTGGATGCCACCAGACGAAGACCATCCTGATGGTTGGTGTATGCGTGGCGAATCACATCCTTCAACCTATTCGATTGACAAAGCAGACGATTGCGTTTCATCAAAGATTCGCACGCTACTTGCAGAAGGATATGAAAGAAGCCAAGCGGTTGCGATTGCATATTCAATGTGCGGGAAACAAGAGAATCAAACAGAAGCGAAAAGTCATGATGACTGCGGATGCAATAGCAAACTTGTGTCATGTCAAAAGTCGTTGTTTGAAAGTCACCGTTCTTTGATTGGTGAAAAGCGTGCGCCAATTGATGATGGCAATGAAGCATGGAAGGAAACTGAAAAGCAAAACAAACCTGCAAGCGATACTTTTTTGAACACGCTTGAATCTGTTTTCAGAAGACAGGTCAATCGCTTTCTTGACACGGGAATGTCATCAGTATTGTTTGACACAGCATCACAAGATGAAATGGCAAATGCGGCTTCCGAGTTTGTCAAAGAAGTCATGGGCAATTCAGGTCAACAGGAATTGAATCGGCTAGTGCCAGACATGGAACTTGACTTCAACTTCCTCAGTCCAGACATTGCCAACGCTCTTGAAGACTACACAGCACAATTGACAACCACGCTTGCAACAGGAACGCAAAGGGAACTTGACCGCAAGATTGAAACAGGTGTTCGCAATGGTCTTGGAACAGACGAGATTGCACGAAGCATTGCAGGTCTGTTGGAAGAAGAACCAAAGACAGGCATCATTCCAATTCGTGCAAGAGCCGAAATGATCGCAAGAACAGAACTCGCAATGATTCATGAAGAAGGGAAGTTGCAAGCATGGAAGGAATCTGGCGTTGTTCAATTCAAGCAATGGCAACTGTCAGCAGGTGCGTGTGAATCGTGCAAAGCACTTGCCGTCATGCGACCAATTCCAATTCCTGTTGACGAGCCGTTTGCGAAGTCAGGTCAGATTGTTGGTAAAATCAAAGTTTGGCGAAACATGATGACAGCACCACTTCATCCGAATTGTAGATGCGGAACGATTGAAGTGCTTGGCGATGAAACAGAACTCGAACGACAATTTGTACAACAGGACATTTGAAAATGGACAAAGACAGAATCGACCTAAAAGACTACACAGCAAACTTGAGTGCGGATATTCCCGCACGAACTTGCGTTGCATACATTACAACATCGACCGTTGATGAAGAAGGCGAAGTCGTCCTTCCGAGTGGCATTCAGACCAACCGATTCAAGTCAACAGGCACAGTGTTTTGGAATCATGACTATGCCGACCCTGTTGCAACTTGCCAATGGCTTGAACTCACTGACAGTGGCGTTGTCGCTTCCACATACTTCCCTGAACGACCAGAAGGACACAAAGGCGAATGGCGACCTGACGCTGTGTTGTCATTGGTAGCCGCAGGATTGTGTCGTGGCGTATCCATTGGCTTTTCATATATTGAAACAAGACAACCAACGCCAAAAGATGTCAAGCAATTCAAAACAACAGGCAACGAATTGAAGCGTGTTGTCAGCAAATCACGCTTGCTTGAATACTCACTTGCACCATTGCCGATGAATGAAGACGCTTTGGTTGTAGCCGCAAGGCGAGGATTCTTAAAGAAGGATGGTTCGATTGATAGTCGTGCAGTCAAGGCGTGTCGTCTTGAACTCGATGGTGGAGTGAAGCGAAGTGTTCGTTTGAATCCACAGCATTCATTGCGATTGCGGTCAATTGATCCTGCAAAAATGACGAGATTGGAAATTGAAAAGATGCAAGGTCGTGTCTATTGACTCGGTTTTGTATTATTGAACTAGGTTTTGTCGCATAGTTTGAAGCGAGCCAAAGCGAATGCGGGTTGGATGCGAAGACGAAAGCAAGGCAATTTGTAAACGGAACTCTTTTTGGAACATAAAACAATGAACAAAAAACAACTACTCAAACAGATTCGCAACTTGAGTGCAACTCAATGCGAACAATTGGGCGTTGAATCTCCGTTCAAAGGTCAAGGAAACTTGAAAGCAGTCGAAGCATGGCTTGGCGATGCTACACTTTTGGACGCAGACGGAAACGCACTCCCACTCGAAGCAATCTTTGAAGACGGTGACCCTGCTGAAGTATCACTTCACGCAGGAATGCCACTTGAAGATGAAGTCGAAGAAGCAACTGAAGAAGCCGCAGAAA